CGAGGCCGTTGGCCAGGCCGTGCTCACGCGGCTGCGCCTGCTGCGCGGGGAATGGTTCCTCGACAAGACCGCCGGCACGCCATGGAGCTCCGAGGTGCTGGGCAAATACACGAACGGCACGTACGACGCGGCGATCCGCCGGCGCATCTTGGGCACGCAGGGCGTGCTGCAGATCACCGAGTACTCCAGCTCGGTAGACACCGAGAAACGGAAGCTGACCGTGACCGCAACGATCAACACCATCTACGGCACCACCACAGTTGAGGCGACTCTGTAATGGCGATCACCACCACCGCACCGACGATCGATGCCAGCGGCATCACCGCGCCCACATACGCCGAAGTTCTTGAGTACCTGCAGGACCAGTACCGCGCCATCTACGGACCGGACACCTATCTGGAAGAGGACAGCCAGGACGGCCAGCTGCTCGCGGTCTTTGCTTCGGCGATCAATGATGCCAACGCTGTGGCGGTGGCCATCTACCGGTCCTTCAGCCCGGCGACCGCACAGGCCGATGCACTGTCCAGCAACGTCAAGATCAATGGCATTCGGAGAAAGGCAGCATCGTTCTCGACGGCCGACCTCCTGATCATCGGCCAGGCCGGCACCACGATCACGAACGGCGTTGCAACGGACGCGAACAAGAACAAATGGACGCTGCCGCCGACGGTGACGATACCGCCTTCTGGCCAAGTCACTGTCACCGCGACATGCATCTCGATAGGTGCTATTGCCGCTGCTTCTGGAACGATCAATCAGATCGGCACGCCGACCCTTGGGTGGCAGACCGTGACGAACCCTGCGGCGGCTGCGACCGGCGCGCCGGTAGAGAAAGACGCAGCGCTACGGCAGCGGCAGACCGTATCCACGGCGCTGCCATCACTGACTGTTCTGGATGGCATCATCGGCGCGGTGTCGAATGTGCCGGGCGTGACCCGCGTGCGTGCATACGAGAACGACTCGGCCGCGACAGACGCGAATGGTTTGCCGCCGCACTCGATTTCGCTGGTAGTGGAGGGCGGCGACTCCACCGACATCGCCAATGCGATCGCGGGCAAGAAGACGCCCGGCTCGCCGACTTACGGGACAACCGCCATCGTTGTGCAGGACGTCTATGGACGCCCGATCACGATCCGGTTCTTCCGTCCGTCGACAGCCAACCTGACAGCTGCACTGACGATCAAGGCGCTTGCTGGCTATACCACGGCAGTGGGTGACGCGATCAAGCAGGCCGTGGCCGACTACATCAACGCGGCGGACATCGGTGGCGGCGTGTCGGGCAGCGTCGAGTGGGCTGACGCCATCACGGCCGCCAACGGGGTGGGCGGCGGTACCGCCTTCAAGCTGACGGGGCTGACTCTGACGGGCCCCGGCGGCGCCGGCGCACCTGACGTGGCGTTGGCATTCAACCAGGTTGCGTCCTGTACGCCGGCGTCCGTAACCCTGACGGTGACGTGATATGGCCGACATCTCCAAATACACGGGACGCGTCACCAGCGAGCACAACCAGCAGCCCGACTTCATGGCGGTGGTCGAGGCGCTGGCCCAGCCCATGGTTGATCTGCAGAACCTGCTCGGCAGCATGCCGGGGAAGTTCGACCTGGACAGTGCCGTGGACGCGCAGCTCGACGATGTCGGTGCGTGGGTAGGGATCTCCCGAAATATCAACACCCCGCTGACCGGGGTGTATTTCTCGTTTGACACATCAGGGCTGGGGTTCGATCAAGGCAGCTGGAAAGGCCCATTTGATCCAGACACCGGTCTGACCAGGCTGGATAACGACACCTACCGGCTGGCGATCAGGGCGAAGATCGGCGCCAACCATTGGGACGGAACGCTCGAATCGTCGAAGGCGATTCTCGATTCGATATTCGGCGGCGGCACCTTCGTCTTCATCCAGGACAACCAGGACATGTCGATGACCATCGGCGTGGCTGGTGAGGTGCCGTCTGCCGTGTTCCTCGCGCTGCTGAAAGGCGGCTACATCCCGCTCAAGCCCGAGGGAGTGCGCGTGGACTACACCATCGTCACCTCCGTGGACGGTGCGCCGATATTCGGCTTTGACATCAGCAACAACCTCGTGGCCGGCTTCGATGTCGGTGCCTGGGGCACACCTTTGTAAGGACCATCAATGGCAACGAATGATTTTCTGGTTTTTGGCGGGGGCGCCGGGGCCAACGTCCTGGCCCAGGCCGCGTGGGCAGCTCTGGCCGCGCGCACGGCGGGTTTTTCATCGGGGGTGGCTCAATCAGCGCAACTCAACAAAGCATGGCGGCAGTCGAGCATCATGGCAGCGCTGCTAGGTCAGCTTATCGCGGACAAGAGTGGGCAGAATGCAGTTGACGATGGCACGGTGGCCACGCTGGAGACGAACCTGATCGCCTCTATTAAAGCGTGCGCGACTGAGCAAGTGATTGCGGCACTGGCAAATCCCGGCGAATTCAAGATCCCTTGTACGGTTGCCGGCGCGACGCGAACGTTGATTGTGAAGTGGGGGCAGGCGAGCGGGCAGAGCACTTACACAATCACGTTTCCAAGTGCATTCCCCAATGCGTGTCTTTGGACTTCAGCATCAACCAATGGACTTGGTGGGAGCGGCGCGGCCTACTGCGAGGTCGGTACGCCAACTGCGACACAGGTTCAAATCTACACGCTGCAGTCAGGTGGTGCTGGGGTTAGCCAACCCCAACCACGTGCCATTTTCTGGATCGCTATTGGTTGGTAAGGAGACTTGAATGACAACATATCACTACTCCCCGGAGACTTTGGGACTTTACAAATCCGATGACCACCAATCTATTCCTGAAGATTCGGTTGAGATTTCGGCGGACTATTGGCAACGGCTGGTTGATGGCAACGCAAAGGGGATGGTGATTGTCTCAGGGGCTGACGGACTGCCAGTCTGCGTGCCGCCCGAAACCAGGATGTCTGATGACGAACTGGCTGAAAGAGCGCGCCAGCGACGTGATGCGCTCTTGAGTGCGACGGATTGGGTTACTTTGCGGTCGTTCGAATTGGGTGAGCCAGTGCCTGCGGATTGGCACAATTACAGGCAAGCATTGCGTGACTTACCAGAGCAATCGGGTTGGCCATCTGTCATAGACTGGCCGCCGTTGCCTTCACCGTAGATGTGGCGGGCTCGTCAGGCCAACACTTCTTCTTTCACGAAGAATCTTCTCAGCACAATTACGATCGCGTAGGCGCCCAGAATAATAGCCGGTGCTTTTAGCCATACGGGTGCGTTCCAATGAGACGCTGGTGCCAACAAAAAAGGGTGGACGCAATACAGGCCCAGAGAGTTCTTTGACATGAACTGTATGACAGGCCCGGGCGGGCTGGACACCTTCAGGAACAGCACCAACGCCGCACAGACAAAAAGCATTGAGGAGAGCCGTGTATAAGCGGGTAGGTTGTACGCTTGACCCGCGTAGAAATCCGGATCTACGAGGAATCGCCATTCGAATGCAGCGGTGACGACGAACATCACTGCACACGCCCAAGTTAGTTTCGTCAATTTTGATGGCGTAGCTCGGAGCCTGTAGATGAGGGCCGCTGCCGCCGGATACGCTACGTAATTAAGTGGGTTCCAAAAAGCTCCTGTCCATGTCGTTCCATGCGTAACCGTTTGCCATTGGAAATAGCAAACAGCGATTGAACCCAAGGCGACCCATAGTGCGAGGATTCTCACGCTGCAATATGTCGCGAGAGCAGCGAGCGCAATGGAGAACAGCAGGCCGACAAAGAAGGAGTAGGTTTCGAGGGCCGTTACCGCCTGGTAGACGGGACGATCCCGAAGTTTGGATAAGGCATGAACCAAACCATCCGCTCCGCCGTAAAAGAGGTGGTACGCAATGGCCCAGAAGACAAGCAAGGTGCCAATTCTCAGGACGCGACGGCCGAGATAGTGGATCGAGTCAGCCTTGGCAGCGTACAAATAGCACGAGGCAAGAATGAAGAAGGGGACAGCCTGAAGAAGGATGTTGAAGTTGAGGATGTCAGATAGGGTCGGAATATATGGTGATTTGGTCTCTGGGTTGAAAATAGCCGACGTGCCGGCTATATGAAGGTGCCAAAGCACCACGAATACCGAGAATACAGCCCGCGCGTAATCCAACCCGTAGATCTTCTGCTCTTTCGTCATCGTTAATCCCGTTTTCTGATCCACCTTCCCGCCTTCCTAGCCGGGGTAGCGGATGGGAGTCTAACAGCACGCCAATCACCATTCCGGTCCCGCCTTTGCGCGGGCTTTTTCATTTCTGGAGTTTGTTCATGGACCTTCGGACCTTCAAGGCCGCTGCTGGCCTGTCGCCGGCGCTCGCCGCGCGCTGGTGGCCACACGTCGAGCCGGCGCTGTTCGAGCGCGGCATCCTGCTGCCCGCCCGCGCAGCCGCGTGGATCGCTCAGGTGGGCCACGAATCGCTGGGTTTCACCTGCACGCGAGAGATATGGGGACCGACGGCCGCGCAGCTGCGGTACGAAGGCCGGGCTGATCTGGGCAACAACCAGACGGGCGACGGCAAGCGGTTCATGGGTCGCGGCCTGATCCAGATCACCGGCCGGGCTAACTACCGCGCATGCGGGCTGGCGCTGGGTGTCGATCTGGAAGCCATGCCGACCATGCTGGAAGCTGATGCCCTGGCCGCCCGCTCGGCGGCGTGGTTCTGGGAAGGCCGCAACCTCAACGTGTTGGCCGACTCGGGGGACTTCGTGACGCTGACCCGGCGCATCAACGGGGGCATCAATGGTCTCGACGACAGGAAGGAACGCTGGGACCGTGCCCGCCGGGCACTGGGCCTCCAATGACAGCCGCACACACGGCGACCGGGGAAACGATGGACCTGAATGATTTGAACGTGCCGGGGGGCACTGGTGGCGCGCTGGGATTCCTCGTCGCCGCAGTGAGCGGGGCAGTCTGGTTCATCCGCAAGGCGTGGCGTAACGACAAGGTGGACGGGGCCGAGACACAGGCTCAGATCGACATCATCGCCAGGCTGTCCGAGCAGGTCGACAAGGCCAATGCGCGAGCCGACCTGGCCGAGCAGCGGGCCGACACTGCCTACAAGGAACGCAATGACGCTTACCGCGAGATCGGTGAGCTGAAGGGCACGATCGCAGCCCTGACGGCGGAAGTGCGGCTGTTGAAGGAGAGGCTTGATGGCAAGGATTCGTGAATGGATGGCGCGCCACCGTGCCACGTTTGTCCGTACCGCGCACATGCTGGAGGCGATCACGCTGATGGCTTTGATGGTCGGAGGTGGGATGGGTGCCGGCTATGCGCTGTGTCAATGGCAGTCGCGCGAGATTCTGGCGCAGCAACGGGACGATCACCAGGCAGAGATTGCCCGGCTGCAGGCTGCATACAGCCAGACGCTGGAAGCTCTGACGCCGAAGGTGGCGGCAGCTGCCAATGCATCGGCACAGGCGGCCGAGGCGTCGGTGGAGGCGGCGAAGTCGGTGAAGCGTGCTGCGCGCCCCGTCCCGCCGCCGGCAGTTGCGCCTCGCACCCTCACCGAGGCCGAGCGCCAGGACGTGAACCGCGACATTGAGGCGGCAAACCGGAAGGTGAGGGCGGCCCGAAAGTGAGATCGATCCTGATTTGCCTGGTGCTGGCCGGCTGCGCGGTGACACCACCACCTCCGGCGCCAATGCCCGCCCATCCGCGCCGCGACTGTCCGCCGCTACCGACCCTGAAGCAGGGCGACGACACGCGGCAGCACATTCGCACCATTGCCGACATCTACGCGCGCTGCGCGGCAACGCCATGAACCGCCTATCCCAAGTCCTGCGCGAGATCGCGCCGGGCATGCTTTCTTTCTGGTGCCCTGGCTGTAAGGACACCCATTCCATCCGCCACGGTGAGGGCGCCGGCCCGCGCTGGGGCTGGAACGGCAACGCGGACCGTCCGACGTTCACGCCCAGCGTGCTGGTGCGCAGCGGTCACTACGTGCCGGGCCACGAGAACGGTGCGTGCTGGTGCACCTATTACCAGGAGAACCCGGACGAGCCGCGCGAATTTGCCTGTGGCATCTGCCACACCTTTGTGACCGATGGCCACATCCAGTTCCTGTCCGACTGCACGCATGAACTGGCCGGCCAGACGGTTCCGATGGTCGCTTTTCCGGAGGGCAGAGCGTGCTGATGCTGCTCAAGACGTTGCCATGGCGCGCGATCGGCGCCGCGCTGCTGTCCGCCGCGATCTTCGCCGCCGGCTGGACGGCCAACGGCTGGCGCAAGGATGCCGAGATCGACAGGATGAAGACCGCCAGCGCGCAGGCGGACCTGGCCAGCGCCAACGCCGCGCTGGGGAACCTACGGCAGGCCGGCGAGACCATCCGCGCGAAGGCCGACGAATTCGCCGGCATCCAGACCACCCTCGGCGCCAAGCTCGACGCCATCCGGAAGGACCTGAAGAATGCTCCGAAGCTGCCTGCTGATTGCCGCCCTGATGCTGGCCGGGTGCGCCTCATGTCCGACGCCGTCGACGCGGCCAAGCAAGCCGCCGCCGCTCGATAGCGCGCTGGCGGCACCATGCCGGATCCCGGAAGCGCCGGCCGCCGCCGACTATGACGCCTGGCAGGAATGGGTGATGGGGGACGTGCTGAAGGCGCTGGGGGAGTGTGCGGCGAAGCACCGGAAGACGGTGGAGGCGTGGCCTTAGACTTTCACTGTGAGGAACCGTAGCTCGAAGCGATCGGCCATTTTTTCCGCCTGATAGAACGGAATACGCAAACCGTGCTTAGTGGCTGATTCGATTACCTTACGCACCGTATCAGGCGGGCACGTGCAGCCGAACGTTATGCTTGCGATCAGCGAGCTGCTGATTTGATGAATGCCATGTGTCTGCGTGCGTCCAGCGAAGGACATCAGATCGTGATCGGATTCATACCCTCTCAAGGCATCGACCCTATTTTCCGAACCTACGTTCATTGCAATGAGCCGGTACTCGCTCTCATAGTCCCAAAAATCCGCTTTGGTTAAATACATCCTTGCGTACTCTTCCCGGGATTCCCCGCGGAGGTTGTAGACTGGAAGGGCTTTGCGATATAGGACTTTGTTGGCGAGCTGAAATAATCCGATGTCCGTTTTGAACTCGACGCAGACACCAGAGTGCTTATCACCATAGTGGGACCACATGAGAGGATGATCCCGCTTATCGGTCATGCAGAAGATGCCAACGTTCTGCACATGTTTGAGTCCGATCGATTTGTATTTTTGGATCTTTTCGGCTCTAGGTAACGCATTGAACGATCCGGCGCGGCGTCTCCGCTCGCTTCGAGAGTGGCCGTGTTTTTTGCCGGCGCTGTTGTGAAGCGCCAAGACGCTCTTCCTATCAAGGATCGGGGCAGGGTCGAAGTCCGGTGCGCAGTCGAACGGGTCGTTAAAGTCAGATGGCTTCGACAGATAGATTTCCCCAAGCCTCAAAAGCCTTTCAAATCGGGGCCATTGATCGATTCCAGCCAGACCATAAAACTTGTAAAGCGGTGCACCTGGGGTGATGAATTCCATGGCCGGAGCGCTTAGTTGCCGTTGAGGGCTCCATAGTACCGTCGTTGTGCCGATCGGCTCTTAATCTGATGGAGATCCCGTGCCTGGCGTCCCCCTGTGCCGGTATCGTGCGAGCCCTACAACCCGTCCTGTCTTGGCAGGGTGCCCCGTATCTTCTCGACCACCCGCCGGTGCTTGTCCTGGCCTGTTCCCACGATGGTAGTTGGGATCGATCGGTTTTGGCGGAAGCCGCAGGCTGGGGAGGGAAGACGTGGCTTTGGGGTAGAGGCGGGGCATGCTCGCGGTGAGTACGGACATACAGCCCATTTTCCGGCTCGATCCAACTCAAGATTCGAAAATTTGTGCCGATAGGACTACTTTAGTTCCCTGTCGCGTGTTCTGATGAGTGACCCGTTCGAGTACATAGCCAAGAACCTTCACACGAAGGACGAGCAGTTTCCAACCTGTTTACGCTTAAAGGGCGAACTGCTGGGGTTGAATGCAAAGCTGAGGGCGATGCGACTGTACCTATGGGTGGCAATCATCTGCGGAGGGCTCCTGACTTGGCAGTCTGCATCCATGGCTTGGCTAGCAGTTTCTCTAGGAATCACTGACCAGCTTGGTTGGAAGTTCTTCTTGGTTTGTACTGGCCTCGCAACGGG